GTACTTTCTTTAGTAAAGAATATGTATTAAAGAAAGTCTTGCGTATGAATGATGCAGAAATTTCTGATATGAATGATCAGATTAGAAAAGAACGCGATACCGATCCTATGGATGGTGGTATTGATGTTCCTGATGGTGGTGACGGCATTACTCGTTATCCACAAGATGGCACTGGTGGTATAGTAGCTCCAGACGAAATGCCAGACTATGAAGACCCAGAACATGATGGCAAACCAGACGACAGTCAAAAATTTGATAAAGGAGAAAAATAATGAGTAGAGAATTTGTAGACGCAGTTGCGTCAGGAAACAATTTAGGCGCAGAGGAAGTTTTCAAAACTTCAATGGCAACAAAAATTGGAGATGCACTAGAAACTAAACGATCTGAAGTTGCAAAGACATTTGTGCAACAAGCAAAAGACGAAGCTGAAGAAGAAGTAGGTAATGACTAAAAAGTTTGAAAGTGTGTATTCATCTGTTGTAGAAAAAGATGAGCATAAGAAATCTAAGACGTATAAGAAGCTTTCTCCGAAGATGAAGAATGCTGTTGATCAAATTTTTAATAAAATGGATTCTAAACCTTCAGATTTCCTAAATACTTTTGACAAAACTATTACAGACGTATCGAAAAGATTCAAAGTTCGGGAAAAAGACCTTATGAACTATTTCGAAAAAGAGATGTTATCAATTTAGGAGTAGATAATGGCGTACACAACACAAACATTGGTGGATTCAGACTTTGAAACCGTAACCAAGACCACAATTACTGGTACAAACGCAACGGCTACCAAAGTTGTTGACGTTTCAGAACTTGCTGGAGCTGCAACTAACCCCAGAGTTTCTATTGTTGCTTGTCAATGGTCAGTTAGTTCTACTACAGAAATAGAATGGGATGCAACATCAAATGTAACTTGTCTTACGTTAAATGGAACTGGTTCGTACAATGGTGGTGGACAATCACTACCTAGTTTAGCAAACAATGCTGGTTCTGGAATTACAGGTGATATTTTCTTTGAAAATGATGCAGCCTGTGTAGGATTTATAGTTTTAAAAATGAAAAAAGTATCTGGTTTTGATAACATCACATAAAGGATAAGGATATGAATACAGTAAAATTATTTTCAGAAGCAGTAGACCACGATGTAGAGTATATCTGCGAAGAAAAGGATGATGGTAAAAAGTCTTATAAAATTCGTGGCATCTTTATGCAGGCTGATATCAAAAACCGTAATGGTCGCGTGTATCCTATGGAGGTGCTTCAAAACGAAGTATCAAAATATAACAAGAATTTTATCAAAGAGAATCGTGCATATGGTGAGTTAGGACACCCTGATGGCCCAACAGTCAATCTAGAACGTGTATCACATATGATTACTTCTTTGACACCAGATGGTAAAAATTTTATCGGTGAGGCAAAAATAATGTCAACTCCTATGGGTGAGATTGTTAAAAGTCTTATGGATGAAGGTGCAAAACTAGGTGTTTCTTCAAGAGGAATGGGTAGTTTAAATCAAAAAAATGGTGCGAACTATGTTCGTGACGATTTTTATCTTGCAACAGCGGCAGACATTGTTGCTGATCCTTCCGCACCAAATGCTTTCGTAGAAGGTATTATGGAAGGTAAAGAGTGGGTTTGGAAACATGGCGCACTTTTAGAAGCGGAGTTAGAGGACTTGAAACAACAATTTGATGTGGTTGAAGAAAAAAGAAACCATGCACAGGAAGCTTTGGAATTCGCAAAGTTCCTCAAAAGTTTATAATTTATAAATATAAATACAGAAAAGGTAAGGAGACACCCTATGTCCGAATTAGATAAAACAATTGAAGAGCTGGAAGCTGATGTGCTTGCAGAACTAGAAGAGGCCTCTAAACAGCCTACCGATGGTGCTGCTCCTTCCGCGAAAGCTGAAAAGATTGATGCAGTCACACCTGGCGGTGAAGTAGAAGACGGAGGGGCAGCAGTAGTTGACCCTGAAGCTAAATCTTCTCCAACAGACGTTGCATCTAAGAAAGCAAAAGAAGTTAAAGGTGATGCACAACAAAAAGGTGCAGGCAAGGCAGACAAACCAGAAAAACTAGCAGCTAGTCACGAACCAGAAGGTGAAGAGGTTATTTCAGAAATGGAAATGCCTAAGACTAAGAAAGAAATGCTGAAAGCAATGGTTAACAAGATGGAAATGATGAAGGCTGGAGATTTAAAATCTCAGTATGAAAACATCATGGCCGCCATGCAAGCAGAAAAAGCAGAACCTACTGAAGAAGAATTAGAAAAAGCAGAAGCAGTTGAAGCACGAATCAAAGACATTAACGTAAAAGAAGATGTACAAGCTTTGATGAACGCTGATGACAGTCTTTCTGAAGACTTCAAGGTTAAGGCAGCTACAATATTTGAAGCTGCAGTTAAATCTAAAGTACGTTCAGAAATTGAACGTATTCATGAAGAAGTTGGTTCTGAGAAAGAAACTGAAATAGAGACTTTCAAAGAAGAACTTACAGAGAAAGTTGATACTTATCTCAACTACGTTGTAGAAGAATGGACTAAAGAGAACGAGTTGGCAATTGAACGCGGTTTGAAGGGTGAAATTGCAGAAGACTTTATCTCTGGACTGAAACAGTTGTTTGAAGATCACTACATTGATGTGCCTAACGAGAAGTATGACGTTCTTGAAGCACAATCTGAAAGAATTTCCGAATTAGAAGACAAGTTAAACGAATCAATTGAGAAATCAGTTGAGTTGGTTAATTCAAACTCTAAACTAGTTCGTGAACAGGTTATATCTGAGGTTTCCGAAGATTTAGCCGATACAGAAATTGAGAAGTTCAAAGGACTTACAGAAGACGTTGATTTTGCAGATGAGGAATCATTTCGAGAAAAACTGAATACTTTGAAGGAAAGTTACTTTCCTAAAAATACTGTAGTCGAACAGACTTTTGATGATGAAGATGGTAGCACTGCTAAGGACATTGATACGACAGATGCGATGAACGCTTATTTGTCGGCAATCAGTCGTAATCAAAAGGCAAGTGCGTAAATTATATTAAACAGATGTATATTAATTAAAGGAGAAACAAATGTTTCAGACAGAACATCTACAAGAAAAGTGGCAGCCAGTCCTAGAGCATCCCGATCTTCCTGAGATCGCCGATCCTTATAAGCGGGCAGTTACTACTCTCATCTTAGAGAACCAAGAAAAAGCTTTAAAAGAAGATAGAGGTTTCCTCGGAGAAACAGCGCCAGTCAACAGTACTGGTGGTGGACAATTCGATACATGGGATCCAATTTTGATATCACTCGTACGGCGTGCAATGCCTAACTTGATTGCATATGACGTATGTGGTGTTCAACCAATGACAGGACCTACTGGTCTTATCTTTGCAATGCGTTCATCTTTCCTTTCACAAGATGGTGCAGAAGCACTTGTTGACGAGGCACTGCCTGGCCAAACTGGTGCATCTAACCAGAACTCCGCTGGTGATATCGGTGGTGGTGATGTTGGATCAACAGAAACTAACCCTGCTGTTCTTAACGACAGTCCGTCAGCTGGTACTTACACAAGTGCAACAGGTATGACAACTGCTCAGGCAGAAGCATTAGGTGACAGTTCTGACAACGGATTTGCTCAGATGGCATTCTCAATCGAGAAGTCAACTGTGACTGCTGTTAGTCGTGCGTTAAAAGCTGAGTACACAATGGAACTCGCACAAGACCTTAAAGCAATTCATGGTCTTGACGCAGAGACAGAACTTTCTAACATTTTAAGTTCTGAAATCCTCGCAGAAATCAACCGAGAAGTTATTCGCTCGTTGTATGTAACTGCGGTTAAGGGTGCTCAAGTTAACACAACTACTGCTGGTATATTCGACCTTGATACAGATTCAAATGGTCGTTGGTCAGTTGAGAAATTCAAAGGTTTAATGTTCGCAATCGAACGTGATGCCAATGCGATTGGTCAACAGACTCGTAGAGGGAAAGGTAACATGATTATCTGTTCAGCTGATGTTGCTTCTGCACTTCAGATGGCAGGTGTTCTTGATTACACTCCTGCTCTATCAAACAACTTAAACGTAGACGACACAACTACCACATTTGCTGGT